AATAGGCTCAGATACATACACTGGTGCAGGCACATTATTAAGCGTAAGTAACTCAGAAGATAACTTAGAATTAAAGTCTAATGGACTTGTTGTTGCTTTGTCAGGCATGGACACGACAGTTGTTAATTATGCACTTACAGAAAACTACCAAAACAGACCCATAACTATTTTTATGGGATATGTTATGGGTGGTACAAATGAGGTAGCAGGAACGCTCACTTTGTTTAAAGGTAGAATGACTAGTCTTGTGATAAACGATACGCCTGAAGGTAGCACAGTAACGATAGATGCGGAAAATAGACTTGTAGACCTAGACAGACCATCCAACCTTAGATACACAAAAGAATCACAAAACTTTCTGCATTCAGGTGATACAGGCTTTAATCGTGTTTCATCTTTGCAAGACAAACAAATTAATTGGGGAAAAACATCAGATACAGCAGGCAAGGGTAGTGGTGGTGGCAGACCTTCAGACTCAGATAAATATAGCTTTTTAGAGAAATGAAGAAATTACCAAATTGGGAACCCATGTTTCATGACTTTGTAAAAAATAATAACTTTCCTTTTCAGTGGGGACAGAATGATTGTTGTAAATTTAGCAACGCACTTATAAAACAAATTACAGGCGAGGATTTAATACCAAAAAAACTTAAATGGAAAGACGAAGAAAGTGCCATGAAAGCCATAGCATCATATGGCGGTGATTTAGAAACAAGCATAGAGAAAGCCTGCAACGCAAAAGGCGTGGGTGAGATAGACAAAGCCTTTATGACTTGTGGTGATCTTGTTGTTTATGAACAAAACGGCTCTAATCTTGTGGGTATGTGCAATGGCTTTGGAATACTAACACCGACAGATGATGGGATAGGTGTGGTTGATTGTGAACTAGCATACAGGGTTTGGAGATTTGATTAATGGCTAAACAGATTAAAGCAGCCTTAACAGCAGCTATTATAGTTTTTGCGGTTGCGACAGGAACAATTTATTTTTTTGGTGCTGGTGCTTTAGGTGGAGCAACAGCATTAGGAATGGCAGCAATGACTTTTGGTACTACACTAGTAGCAAGTGTTATAGGAAAAATGACATCAAAGGGAATTGATGCTTCTTCGGCAAACTTTGGTAATAAATTTGCAACTCGTGCCCCACTAGCACCAAGACAAATTATCTATGGTGAATGCCGAGTAGGTGGGACTATGGTTCACATAGAAACTACAGGTACAGATAATTATTTACTACACATGGTTGTTGCTATAGCAGGACATGAAATAGAAAGTCTAGAAACGCTTAGACTTAATGATATAAATACTACAACCACGACATCTACTATAAGCGGTTCAACAGTCTACACAGTAACTAATGCTGATTTTACCAACACAGAAAATGATAATAATCTAGGTAGCGGTAGATTAGTTCGTTATTCATTTGAAGATGGCAGCCAAACAGCAGTCAATGGTTTTATGAATGCACAGCTTACAACCATGGGAACAACAGATAAATTTTTAGGTGTTGCTTATGTGTATATACAAATGGTTTTTGATGCAGAAAAGTTTGGTGGTGGGATGCCTGCAGTATCATTCAAAGTTAAGGGTAAAAATATTTATGACCCACGAACAGGTGCAAACGCAACAACAGATTTACAAAGATCAAACCCTGCTTTAATTATTAGAGATTATTTAACAGATACACAATATGGCTTAAAAGCTAAAGCATCTGAAATAAATGACACTACTAATGCAGGTGGTATTGCTTCTGCTGCAAATACTTGCGATCAAAATGTAACTTTAGCAGATGGGGTAACAACAGAAACAAGATATACAGCAAATGGTTTCACTAATTTTAGTGCTAATGGAAATGGTGTATTAGAAGCCGTACTCAGTTCTATGGCAGGTAAAATGTCCTATGTAAATGGTCAATTTACAGTTTTTGCAGGAGCATCACAGACACCTAGTTTAACAATTACTGATGATGAGTTGTTGCAACCAATAGCAGTCTCAACAAATGCAAGTTCAGGTGATTTATATAACTCAGTGAAACCCATTTATGTTGATGCTTCATTAAATTACATATCAACAGATGCAGAAGTTTATCAAGATTCCACATTTTTAAATGCTGATACGCCTAGTGGCGAAAGTACAGCTAATTATGTAAAACAAATGGAAACACAATTGCCATTTACTGTTACAGATACCATGGCACAAAGATTAGGTCGCATAGCTTTAAAGAGCCAAAGACAATCAACATCATTATCTGTTTTAGTAAGTTTGCAATTTATGAGGTTGCAACCTAATGATTGGGTTTATCTTACAAACGAAAGACTAAGTTTTAATCAAAAAGTTTTTGAAGTCTTGGCTACCAACATGGAAGTCATACAGGATGGTGATGTTCCAGTTATAGCTACAAGACTAGAACTAAAAGAAATAGAAGCATCCGTATTTAACTTTGCAACTAATGACTACACCACAGGTCAAGCAGAAGGCTCTGATGTATCAACAGGAACTTATAGCGTAACTGCACCATCAAACCTTGCTCTGTCTCAACAGAACGCTATAGACGGCACAACCAGTAAGGTAGACATACGAGTGTCATGGACAAACAATGCTAGTGATAAAGTTACCCTAACTGAAATTACATACAAGCTCAGCACAGACGCTTCTTACACATCAGATTTCACAGTAGGCAAAAGAGTATCTACTGGATTAATTCCCAATGTTGTTGTCGGCAGTGTCTACAATGTAAAGATTAGGCACATTGATGTGAATGGTGTTACCAGTCCTTATACAAGTGTAGTAAATATAACGATAGGTGTTGCTTCATCAGCACCTGCAACCCCTACAAATCTATCTGTAACGACAGGCAGGCTTAATATGTTAGTGTCTTGGACTAACCCTAATTCATCAGACTTTAGAGCAGTCAAGGTATATAGAAAAACAGCTAACAGTACACCAACTGATGATACAGATTTAGTAGACACTATAGGTGGTGAGCCTAATAAGATATCTACAACTTTGTTTGGAGATCAAGACGGCTTGACAGCAGGCACTACTTATTACTTTTGGGTAAGAGCAGTCAATCATTCAGATCAACATTCAGCTTTTAGTAGCTCAGTAGCAGGTAACTTTATTAAAGCCGTTCCTGATGGAACTATAGATACTTTGCAACTTGCAGATGATGCAGTAACTAATGCAAAAATAGCAGTTGATGCTATTACAGAAGATGTTATTGCAGCAGGTGCTATAACAGAAACTAAACTAGGAGTTGATGCTGTAACATCAGCTAAGATTGCTGACAATGCAATCACAACAGCACTTATAAATGACGATGCTATCACAACATCTAAGATTGTTGATGATGCTGTAACCAATGCACTCATAGCGACAGATGCGGTAAATCAAGACTCCATTGCTGCAAACTCAGTAACAGCCACGCAAATAGTTGCAGGCACTATCACAGCATTGGAACTAGCAACAAATGCAATAACGGCAGTCAAGATAAATGCAAATGCTGTAACTACCAACAAAATAAACGCCAATGCAATTACAACTGAAAAAATAAATGCAGGGGCAGTAACTGCTACGGAAATAGCCGCAGGAACTATTACTGCTAATGAGTTAGCTACAGATTCAATTACTTCAGATAAGATTCGTGCAAATGCCATAACAGCAGCAAAAATTTTAGCAGGAGAAGTTATTGCAGGAAAACTTGCAGCAAATTCTGTTGTAGCGATAAACATAGAAGCTGATGCAGTTACTGCCGATAAGATACAAGCAGATTCTGTAACAGCAGATAAAATAAATGTAACCACGCTATCAGCAATTTCTGCAAATGTTGGATTACTTACCGCAGGAACTATTGATGCATCTTCCTTGACTGTTAGCAATATCAATGCCAGTAATATTACTTCAGGTACTGTTTCCACTCAGAGGCTGAATGTCTCAGATATTATAAGCACAGGAAGCATTATAGTTAGTGGTTCTAACATATCTAATTTAACCAATAATTCAAATTACATAGTTAGTGGTTCTAACATATCTAATTTAAACAATAATTCAGGTTACACCACTTTTGACAGTGGAGATATTACACAAAGTCTAATTGTGGCAAAAATAACAGATGCCGCAAGTTTTAGAAACGATATTGCAGCGTACGCATCTTCAAACCCTAATGGTTATACAACTTTTGCGTCAGGAGATGTTCAAAATGCAATTACAAATGATGTAACTAGTATTAGTGGATCAAAAATAACAACAGGAACTTTGAACGCTGCAAATGTTAATATTATAAATTTAAATGCAAGTAATATTACAACAGGAAGTATTACAGCGGACAGAATTGATACAACCAATTTATTTTTGCCCTCATCTGGAGGTGAAAAAACTGGTACTACTTTGGGTTATTGGAATGAAAATGATTTTAATTATCGTCATGTTGCAGAAATTGGCAGTGGTTCAGGTTTTTACACAGGATATGTGAGAGTTTTTAAAGGTAGTTTTGCAGGACAAATAAAAACAATTAGTTTCTTGATATCTGATGGCACATTTGGTCCAAGCAGTGCATATAATGTAAACACCAGTGTAACTTTTACTGACATAACTAAAATTACAGAAGCATCCTCACACGCTATTTTTGTTACCACTGATCTGCAATACTTAACAGGTGGGTGGATAGCTAACAGCAGATTAATAACAGGAAAAGACAGTTCTAACATTCCTTTGTCATTTAGATATACTGGCTCAGGAACTTTAAATATTTTTATATATGCACAAGCAGATAGCAACACTCAATACATGGGCGGTGCTGATGCTAGGTTTGTGCATTTTAGCACTTAGGTAGATTATGGTTTGGAATAGCACAGTAACAGATATGCACACCTTTAATTCTGTAATCACGGTTACTGAAATTTATCATCAGCAATATGAGATTGGCGGTAAAAGTATTGTTTACAATATTAAGTTCAATGTAACTGGCACAGATACAGACGGCAGTGAAAACAGCTACACTCTTGAAAATGAGATGATTGCATTTACACCATCTACAATTAATACTACTAGCGAAGATTTTATAGATGTGGAAAATGTAACAGACGATATTGCAAAAGGTTGGATAGAAGATTTTTTCGCATCAAATCAAAACTTAGACCTAGCTTTTACCAATTTAATTTATGGACCACCTGATGCAACAGGTGATTGAAAAGGAGAATAATTATGCAACATGACGGAAGATTTAGCGGAGACATGGATAGAAACGAAGTAGAAATGGACCTTAACAAGTTCATGGCTATGGTAGAGGAGATCGGTGCTTTGAAAGATAAGATTAGAGACTTAGAAGATGAGTCAACCAAGAACCCACATCAGAGGTGGATATTCTTAGCACAGGCAGTAGACTCATGGAGAATATTCCCTAGAGCTTTCTTAACTGTATATATCTTTTTGCTTTATTACACTGTGATGTGGTTCATGGAACTACAAGAGCCAAGCTTTGAGCAAAGTGGTCTTATATCAGTAATCGTAGGAGCAGGCGCAGCATGGTTTGGACTTTATGCAGGAACCAGTGGTTCTAGTAAAAGTTTTAACGGAGAAAAGTAGAGTCAGGTTTTACGAAACCTAGCTTACTTGTTTTAAAAATTTACCTTTTGTAGGTCTTTTGTAAAAGTACATTGTTCCGTCAAAGTCTTTTGGTTTTTCTATCTTTGCATCAAATTGAACAACACTACCTACTTCTACAAAAACTTCTTGCATTACATCTTCTTCTAAATAATCAGAGTAAACAGGTTGTTTGATAGTAGGTATTGAACCGTAAACTTTTTGACCAGTCTCAAGAAGAAAGATACCTTTCTGCACATAACCCCATTCAGTTTCGTACTCTTTCCAATTTACAAGCTCACCAGTAATGGTAATTCTTTTTTCTGTGCTTAATTCAGGAACATTTGCTAGTTTTTGCAAGTCATCATATTTTCTGCATGATCTAGTCATAAAATTACCCCAACATACAATTGCAAAGTTTAAGTCTCTTTGTGCATTTCTCTCTGCTCTTTCAGCACTAACTTTTTCCCAAAAATCTTTCTTAGCTTGTTTTTCTGCTTTTTCTTGAGCAATTGTTTCTTTGTCTCTTTGCACAATTTCGTTAAGCTCTCTTTTGTCTGTAATAACAAGCTTAAGGTCTTTGTCGTTAAAGGAGTTGTAGTTGGCAACATAGTCTTTAGCTTTAGCCACAGCTTTATCATAATCAGTAGAAAGAGTTTTAACATACTGGTCACTGCGACTGTAAGTAGATGCTTGATAAGGCTGAGAAACGCTTGCTTCTTCAAACTTTCTTAAAGTGAAAAAGTTATTACCTGCACCAGTAGAAAGGTAAAAGTATTTATTTGTAAAAATTTTTGTTCCTGTCATTTTATCTCCTATATCAATTTATACCACTATTATAAACCCATAATGGAATTATATGCAACACTTTTATCAATTTATTTGCACAGGGTGCTAAAATAAAACTATGAATATTATCAAGCTTATTGAAGATGTAGGTTTACCCATAGCAGGTGGTCTTATTATGGGTTATTTTATTTTCTTAATAATGAAACAGCTTATGGGTAATCTTGTAAATGATATACAAGGCGTACAAGCAATAACAAAAATGTTAATTACAAGAGCATCAATTATGAATAACGACATGATTAGAATTGATACAAGCGTCTCTAGTGCTTTAAATTTACCGCCTGACCTAGATCGTATAGCAAGAGCAGAAAACTTCGTAGAAGATGGCAAGATAGACGCTAGGCGTGATTAATGGATATTGTAGCGTTAGTTGAAAAGTTTGGTTTCACCTCGGTCATGGTGATTGGACTAGGTTACTTTGTCTATTTTGTTTGGCAAACGATAACTAATACCATTGACCCTGCTGTATCTGAAATGAAAAAAACTATTATTAGGCTCACAGATCAATTGAGGCTATTAGATCAAGATATGATACGATTACAGCAGAAAGTGAATACAGTCTTAAAACTTAATGATAAAAAAGAAAAAGATGTTGAGGGTAAGAAATGATTGATTTATTTATAACAATATTAATAGCTTTTATATCAGCAGGATTAATGACCTCATGGTCTGAAACTTTAGATCAAGCTGAAAGAATGCAAGATGCAGAAAAAAACAAAGATTAACAAGTTTATAAATTTTTTTACTGAATTTGTAATTTGGGTATTTAGTATTACTATTATTTCATTGTTTCTATTCGTTCTTGTAGTAAGTGCTGATGAAATGACACATAGTTTTAAAAGCCCTAGTTTCTCAGGTGTCGGCACATCCAGTCATTATTTGACCATAGAAAACCAAGAGTTCAACAGAAAGAAAGCAATTGCTGATGAGATTAAAGCCTATCAAGAAGATTTAGAAAGAGAAGCGGAAAACACCACACTGGCTAGGTTTATAAGAAACCTTGAAAGCAGGATTTATGCACAGCTTAGTAGACAACTTGTGGATAACCTTTTTGGTGAAACACCTAGCGAATCAGGAACATTAGAACTTGAAGGCAACAAAATAGAATATACAACAGACGGAGATTTTATAACACTCATAATCACGGACAGCGATGGAAATACAACTGAGATCACTTTGCCTATTGGGAATTTTGCTTTCTAGCTGTACTAATTGGTCAATACTAGATAATTACATACCACCAGTTAGCCTAACCAAACAGGCAGAAGTTGGAACCTTAATTAACAAAGAACTAGCAAACATTGGCAAGCCTTTTATTAAACCTACCATAGCTGTATACCCAACAAGCTTTACAGATCAAACAGGACAGCGTAGAAGCAACAGTAGTTACGCATCTTTCTCCACAGCTATAACCCAAGCACCTCATGCTTATCTTATTCGTGCATTGAAACACGCAAGTGATGGAGAGTTTTTTGATGTGGTGGAAAGAGTTGGACTGGATAACCTAACCAAAGAAAGACAGTTAATCAGATCAACGAGAAAAGATTTTAAAGAAAGCAAAGACTTAATGCCCCTCACATTTGCAGGTTTGTTAATGGAAGGTGGTGTGATAGGATATGAGAGCAACATAAAGTCAGGTGGCTTGGGTGCTAGATATTTGGGCATAGGCTCAACCAAAGAGTACAGACAAGACATTGTTACCGTCTCTTTGCGTACCGTTTCTGTAAGCACAGGAAAAGTATTGACTGAAGTGTTGACCACAAAATCAATTCTTAGCGTAGCTATAAGTCAAGATGCTTTTCGTTTTGTTTCTAATGACACAGAGTTAGTGGAGATAGAAAATGGTATGGTTGAAAATGAATCTGTGAATATTGCACTCCAAAACGCAATAGAAACGGCAGTCTTAGAAACCATACAATTAGGTTTAAAGAAAAATTTATGGAGCATAATAGATGAAGAAATACTTAATGCTATTCGTGGTTAGTTTTTTGTACGCAGACAATGAAGTTTATGTAGATCAAGTTGGTGCAACTTTTAACTTAGATATAGAACAACTTGGTTCATCAAACTTGATCGGTGGTGCTAATGCTGTATCAGGGACTATGACCGCACTTGATCTTGATGGTACTACAATGACCTTAGACATCAATCAAATTGGTGATAGCAATAAATTTCTAGGTGATATAACTGCTGATACCTTTACAGGTTTTTTTGAGTTTGACGGTGATAGCAATACATTCAATATACAAACTGACCCTACAAATACCTATGGTGCTGACAGTGGTAACTTTAATGTAGATGTTACTGGTGGCAGTAATACTTTTACTTTAGATGTTGCAACAAATGATCTAGCAAGCACGCTTGACCTTGACTGGATTATCCAAGGCGACAGCAATACTTTTGATTTTGATATAGACTATGATTTGGCAACAAATTATGTAGATGTAGATGGAGATTCAAACACAATTAATTTTGACGCAGATGGATATTCAGGTGGATATTTCTATCTTGATCACACAGGTAATTCTCGCACATTCAACATAGATCAACAGAGTACATTAGCAAGTGATTGGTTACAGATCAATTCAAGTGGCAACAGTGGTACTGTTTGTGTCATTCAAAGTGATGGCGGTACAGCTACAAGCTGTTGATATTGGAGATGTATCAGAGTTAACAGGCAACGCACAAGTATTAAGAGACAAGCCTTATAAAGCTGAGTTAGACTTTAACATTCAGCAAAATGATAATGTTGAAACCACCAATGGTCGCATAGCAATAAAGTTTCTTGACGACTCAACAGTCAAGCTTACGGAACACTCTCAACTCACCATAGATGAGTACATCTTTGACCCTAACCCATCCAACTCTAAGCTTGCTCTAAACTTTGCAAGTGGCACTGCTAGGTTTATTACAGGGCAACTAGGAAGGATAGACAAAGAAAACATAACCATTCAAACGCCCACTGCAAATATTGCTATTCGTGGAACAGATTTTACTGCTACTGTAGATGAGTTAGGTCGCAGTCTAATTATTCTATTGCCTGATGCAGACGGCATATCTAGTGGTGAAATTATGGTTACTACTGCTATGGGTACTGTATTGTTGAATAAGCCTTATGAAGCAACCACGACCACAGTATTTGAAAGTTCACCAAGCAAGCCAGTCATTTTAGATTTAACTTTAGACCTAATAGACAATATGCTTATTGTTAAACCGCCACAAGAAGATGTACTGCAAAAAGAAGAAAGCACCATATCTTCTGACAATGTTTTGGATGTGGACTTTTTGGAGTTTGATGGTCTTGATGCTGACTACTTTGCAAAGGATGAACTAGAGTTCACTGAGCTTGATATCAACTTCCTTGATGTTAATTTCTTTGAGGATTTATTAAAGATCATTGACGAGTTAGACAAACTTAATGAGGATGATCTAAACCAAGAACAAACAATAACAAGGGTAACTGGTACAAAAGTTGGACAAGATACTGAAACGCAAATAATTACTTTGGTACAAGGCGAAATTATTTCATTGCGTAGACAAGTTGAACAATCAGCACAAGTTGATCTAAACTCTAGTCAGGGGTACACAGTTATATTTATACAGAATGGTGTATCTAATACTGTTAAGATTAATGGTGGTGGTGATTCAGTGATAAAAATAGTACAAGGCTCATGAAGAAAACTATTGTATTCATAGCTCTTATAATTGGTCTGTCATTGCCTATGGTTTATCAAACCACGCCATATCAAACTCTTAAGTTAAAAACATTTGATTACCTTGTACCTAAGCAAGACCCTACAGGTTTTTTTACAATACTGAACATTACTGAAGAAGATGTTATAGCTGAAGGTGGCTATCCGTTTCCTAGAAAAAGATTAGCAGAGATACAAAAGCGTTTATATGGCAATGGTGCTATAGGCGTTGGATGGGTTATAGCATTTACAGAAAAAGATAGGTTTGGTGGAGATGCTGACTTTGCTATGTCTATGCGTATGACCTTTCCAACCGTATTGGCTATGTTTAACAATGAAAGCAAAGACTATCCACCAACAACAGGCACAGTAATTCTAGGAGATAACATACAAGGCATAAAAGCCAATGGTGTAAGGCAAAACATACCCATGTTTCAAACATCAGCTTCACAAGGCGTAGCTTCTGCTCCCACTGAGGTTGATAACTTGGTGAGACAAATACCTTTGTTAATGCAAACTCCTGATGGTTGGGTTGCATCTTTTGGCACTGAAGTTTTAAAAGCATTAGCACAACAAAAAACTTACATCATCAAAGGCTCAGAAAACGGCATAGAAGAAATATCTGTTAGGGGAATACCGCCTACAAAATTAGATAAATACGGCAGACAATGGATTAGTTGGGTAGATACGCCACAAACAACATTGCAAGAAATGGATGTTGAAGGTAAGTTTGTTTTTGTTGGTGTTACAGCCAAAGGTGTTATGCCACAGATAGCAACACCAGTTGGTCTTTTAGAGCCACATAAGATACAAGCTGCACTATCTGAATCTATATTGCTTGAGAGCAGTTCCTATGTACCTAATTGGAATTTAACAGCAGAATTAGCTATTTTTTTGGTTTTAGGCTCACTGACGTGGCTTCTATTGAACGCTTTGGGTATAACATGGGGTTTAGTATTAACGAGTTTATTGCATTTAAGCGTAGGTTATGGCGGTTGGTGGTTTGTTAAGCAGGGCATTTTAGTTGATGTTACATGGTCATTAATATCAGGATTTATTATTGCATCAACAGCTTTTTATCTTAGATTCCGAGAGCAGTACAAATTAAGACTGCAAATTAAAAAACAATTTGAGCATTATTTAGACCCAAGACAGGTCAAACAATTACAAAAGAATCCTGATCTTTTAAAACTCGGTGGAGACAAAAGAACTTGCACATTTATGTTTACTGATCTTAGAGGTTTTACTGCATTGTCTGAATCTGTTACGCCTGAAGAAGTAACTTATATTATGAATAAAGTTTTAACAGTTCAACAAATAGCTGTTCAGGCACATGGTGGAATGGTAGACAAATATATAGGGGATGCAATGATGGCAATATTCAATGCTCCTTTAGACCTAAAAAATCACAGCATGATTGCCATAGCTTGTGCATTAGATATCAAGCGTGGGATTATAGAATTGAATCATGAATTGGAAAATGAAGGCTTGCCACAAATTGCTATCGGCATTGGAATTAATAGTGGTGAAGCGATCATAGGCAATATGGGAAGCGAAAGCAGATTTGATTACACAGCTATCGGTGACGCTGTGAATACTGCAGCTAGGTTGGAAAGTGCTACCAAGGAAAGAAATGTTGACTTGCTTATAGGTGAACAAACAGAATCGTATTGTGGATTCTATTTAGAGCCTTTAGAACCTATAATGGTCAAAGGCAAAGCAGAACCCTTAAAAATATTTACATGGCAAGATCAGCAACACTTACAAAAATAATAAGGTTTTTTAGACCACACTATCAAGTGCGTGTGTCTTTTAATAAAGAGTATGGTGATTCTGATGATAAGATATACATTGCAAAAAAAATTATTAAACAAAAAGAAAATCACTTGAAGTTCCGTGATCTTAATAATAAAACAATAGAGTATAGAAGTGCAGGTGGTTTAAATTACATCATTGAGGATATGTAATGCAACAATTATTGATTGGAGTAATATTGGTTTTGGGTGGTGCAACTTATTATTTGCACAGTCAAAATCAAATACTACAAGCTAACAACTCAGCTTTAGAAGGTGCTGTTGCGACCCAAGAAGAAGCCATCAAAACCATACAAGCTGACTTTGCAATGCAAACTCAACAAATGAATGAATTGAGTTTAAAAAGCCAAGCAGCACAAAAGGAACTAAACAGATATACACAGTTTATACAGAACTATGAACTGACTGCTAAAATTTTAACTGACCCCATAGAAATGCAGAGGAAAATAAATAATGGTACAAAACATATCATGGAAGATATTGAGAAAATCAGCGACACAGTTGATAGTCTTGATGATGGCTTGCAGTTGCAGCCTACTACCAACTAAAAAACTAGAAGTTTCAGCAAAACCCATAGAAAGGCAAATAGTACAACCTATTATGCCTAGAGAAATAGACTTGAAACAACCACAGTGGATAGCTGTTACACCTGATAATTGGGAAGAACAATTAGCTCTTATTGAGGAGCAAGAAGGTGAGTTAGTATTCCTTGCTATGACGATTCCTGACTATGAAGTCATGGCATACAATATGCAAGAGATAAAAAGATACATCACAGAACTAAAAGATGTAGTGGTTTACTACCGAAAAGTAACCACAGAAAAACTTTCAATAGATGAATAAATCTGATAGCCTTTAATTTTTCTATATAGGAGAATAATATGGGAATGATATTTGAATGGATTGGTATAATCACAATGGTAGTCACTTTGGCTTCAGTTATTTGTGCTTTAACTCCAACACCTAAAGACGATAAGATGCTTGGCAAACTCTACAAGATGGTAGAACTTGCTGCACTTAATATCGGCAAAGCTAAACAGTAAAAACCAAAGGTGCAGAAGCACCTATTTAATTTATGGCAAATACAGTTACACCATTCGTTTATAACGCAATCTTAGAAAGGGTCGTGGATGGTGATACTGTGGATGTTACTCTTGACTTGGGCTTCTCTGTCCATCTAAAAAAACAACGCTGCAGGTTGGCAGGTATAGATACGCCTGAGTCAAGAACTCGCAACCTAGAAGAAAAAGAATTAGGTTTAAAAGCGAAAGAAAGACTAAAAGAACTATGTGTGGGTTCATTTAAAATACAATCATTGGGCAAAGGTAAGTATGGCAGAATACTCGCAATCCCTTATACGGAAGATGGTCAAGATATTTGTCAAATGTTGGTCAATGAAGGTCATGCAGTTGAATACCACGGTGGTACAAAAACAGGAAAAGTCAGAGATGACGGAACTTGGGGAGAATAATATGCATATATCAGACGAAGGAATATCATTAGTTAAAAAGTTTGAGGGTTGTAAGTTAGAAGCATATCAATGTGCTGCAGGTGTTTGGACTATAGGTTATGGCTCAACGCATGGTGTACAAAAAGGAGATGTTTGGTCGCAAGAAAAAGCAGAAGTCATGCTCATCAATGAACTAGAAGAATACGGCAAGTATGTAGAAGAATTGGTAACATTGCCTCTTAATCAATGTCAGTTTGATGCACTTACTTCTTGGACTTTTAATTTAGGACCAACTAATTTAAAAAATAGCACAATGATACAAGTTTTAAATCAAGGTGATTATGAGGGTGTTCCATATCAAATAAAAAGATGGAACAAGGTTAATGGTCAAGTTAATGATGGTCTAATTCGCAGACGAGAAGCAGAAGCATTATTATTTGAGGGTAAGCATTGGGAACACATCTAAATGGCTCTCAGCAAGACACAGAACAAAAGGCTTGGGGTAATACTAAGTGTTATGTTCAAAGAAGAAACACCACAGGAGCTACTACAGGATGTCATACGGCATGGTTTCGTAGAGAAAGTTGATAATACTTTTCAACTCACAGATAAAGGCATTGATGAGAAAAACCGACTCTGCACTTTGTCAGGACTTAATATCAAGTATTCAAGCGAAAAATAATCTAAATCCAGTCAGCACCTTCATACCATCCGACAAGACTGAATCTCTCGCCCTTAGTTACCTTAGTGACTCTGTGATAAAGAAAAGACGGAAAGACTAAAATAGTTCCTTTCTGTCTCAGTTTATTTTGATCTAGTTTGCCTATGTCTTTATTAAACTCAAAGTCTCCACCCACATAATCAATACTGTCTGAGAGTTGAACTGTAATGCTCAATTTACGCTGTGAACTATTATCATAAATATTTGAATCCATGTGGTAGTCATAGAAGTCACCTTTGCCATACTTAGCAATTTGAAATTCAAAGTATCTATTTAATTGAACACCAAAGCATTCACGATTCGCCATGGTTATATAAGGCTCAATAATGCTATTAAGATATATCCCATGTTCAGAATCAAAAGTGCAAGGCATAACATTAGATGATCTTATGGACTTATCAATGTTAGCTACATTTCCTACCTGTGCTTCTTTGGTTTTGCCTTCAAGGTATAAAGACTTGATGGCTTCACAATGTTTTCCACTCAGTCCTGCTTGCCATGAATAGCAGTAGGTGTTCATTAAGTTCGTGCTCTAAATAAATACAATAAATTAAGTATTCTCTCTACAGGCAGGTGTTGTAAATGTTTAGGTATCTCAATTCCATTAACAATCATAGCCAATCCTCATCCATTTCTTTAGTTGCATTAGACCTATTCAAATCACCAAATAGTTGCAACATATCATCCCATTGTTTAGCATCATTATATTGTTTATTATTTATGTAATAATAAATCGCTTTTTTTATGTTTACATGGTCATTTTCATTCAAATAGAAAAGACCTTTTTCAAATTGAACATCCATTTCATCTTCACATATTATTTTCATAATTAATCCTTCCTTAATCCAAGTTTAAGTTTTGTAAAATGGCAACTTATAAAGCCATGTAGGTCAACATCAAAGTCATGTATAACGGTTTCTGAATCATTATCAGACTCTAATCTTTTATTAAATTTTTTAATTAATTGACCTGTTTTTTTATCTTCTATTTCTATAGAAATGTTTACATCAAAGTAATCACCAACATATGTTGAATCAGCCATATTTATACTCCTATTTTTATACCTTTAAATCTTCTTCTTACAAGCTCAACAAAACATTGAAACTTTAAAGACCAAGAAGAATTTTGTGCAACCAAACTGTCTTTTAATTGACTGTTGTATGCTTCTTTAATAATCATTATCTTTGCTCCACTTGCATTTGATAATATCCTCTAACTCATTAGCCGTTTTTTCATTGACTAAAAAATCAATAATAATCCAAGCCATCATCCATATTGCTACTGGCAATATAATCCAAAATAAATAGTTCATATTTTCCCCTTAATCCATAAAACCATTATTAAAAATATAACACAAGCACCCTGTAGTGCTAAGAACCCTATTACTAAATGTATAAATGATTCCATATCTTATTTCATCCTTTCCTCAAAAGATTCTTCAATAAGTCTCATAAACTCGTGATGGTATTTATATTTTTTTTTATGTTCTTGAAGCTTTAATGTTGTAGGAAATTTATCACTTTGAATTTTCATAAATCTATAAGGTGGGTCAAGAAAAATATCTTTCAGTTTGCCCCATACTTCATTACAGTATGCTTTCTCAATTGCATCTTTTTCTATATCATCAGCAAGCATAACTATAACTTCTTTAAATTTTTTTTTATTCAATGCAATACCCTCTCTCTACAGCCGTTCTTCATAAAATCATGTAAGTCTGCATAATCTTCTGCACTTATAAGTTCCCTAACATCATGAATTGGCATACTCATTAGATCAGCGTGATACTTGATTGATAACTTAGCCACCTTGCGTTCTAAAGGTGACATATCTTTAAACTCGTCATTAATGCTCATGTTTATATACCCAACCTTGACTTGTAATAATCGTCACGCATCTCAGTACTTTTTAAATGTAAATATTCAATAAGCACTGACTCAGGCGTTTGACCTAAATGCTTATTGGCAATCCTTGATTTACTTATGTCAGTTAAGACATTGTTATACGACTTAACCAGTTCCCACATATCAATCTCATGAATGTAAGAGTCTAGTTCCCTTAGCTGATCTTTGGTTATCATTTGTTTACCTCTCTTTCTTCAACTCTATCCCAAACTTCACCAAATCTTTCTAACCATTCTTTCTGTTCTTCGGTTTTGTAGTTACCACACATGAGAGATTCTAACGCACACATATGTTCAAGATCATTGGTTTCATAAAAGTTAAATGCAATGTCGCACATATAGTTGAGCAAACTAAATTTTCTGTCTTTAGTTATCATCTTATACCTCTCTAGGTTTGATAGAAGCAGTCTGACCAGTAGACCATATTTGATCTACTCGTCTTTGAGCATCTGCTTCATTGTTAAAAGTTGCGATTCTTCTGTGATCTCCATACCTGCCAATATGGAAGAAGAACTGGTAAACATCATAGACTGTGTTCATGATCTTGCTCCGTGAAAACGATCTGCACAATTCTTTCCTATTCTTACACCATCTATCATTGCTTCAATTTGTTTATAGAGTTCTCGCTTGGTTTTGCCGTAGAATATATGGTGAGTATCTTTTTCTAAACCTTTTTCATTAGCTATTTGACATAAGTAAAAAAGACCGTGTGCTTCACGAAAAAAATAATGACCTTTATTTGCTTTAGGTATCTCAAGATGACCTTGAGATTGCCAACTTGTTGTTGGATGATCGGTTACTTCATTAAGAAGATAAATTTTACTTTCTAGTCGTTTTGTTGTTATTGTCATTTTATACCTGCTCTGTGAGCGTTTCATTTAATATAAGAGAATTCTAAACCCATTACGGAATATATGCAACACTTTTATTAATTTATTTTAAAAGGGTAAATCGTTGTCCTCTTGGCTGTCATCTCTTAATATTTTTTGTTCCCACAATCTTTTAGCCCAAACTTGTCCAAAGTCAGCAGGCAAGCCATAACTAGTAAAGAACTTATACTCATCACCAAACTTCGTATGAAGCTGTGCATGATGATGTAAGCATAAAGGTATAGCATTCCTATCGTTAGCCTTTAAACTCATCCCACGCACTCCGTCATAAGGTTTAAGCAAATGATGTGCTTGCACTTCTTTTGAGTGGGAGTAGTAACCTGCTTTACACAATAGGCAAGGCAATGTCCTAATCCATTTAAGGTGCAACTCATCTTTGTATCTTTTGCTCATAAGTCATAAGTGTAAGTAACTTTGCCAAGAGTTTTAATATACTTGGCTTCTCCTTTTTCTAAAGCATTTATAATTCTTTTTGCATAAGGTTTTAATTGTGCTTCTGTTTCTTGTTCGCCAAAAAGGACAGTTTGTTTGTCATTAAATTTATTAGATTTGTATTTTGTCCTAGTTGCTTTGTCATGAAACAATTTATCACCCCATTTTATTACTTTTGCACCCTTAGTTTCTTCTATTAATTTCCAATTAGATGCTTTGTAAATAATACCTGTATGACCATATTGTTTATCAGCATAGCTTACTAAAATTTTTCCCTTCCATATTTTTTTTAAATCTTTTATGGTCTTACTAATAAAAAAACTTTCTGCATTCTTTGGAGTATCATCCACACAACACAATCTTCTAAGCTCAAGAACATCATCTTCTTTTTTGGCAAATTTTTTCCATTGATTTTTCATAGCCATTCCACCATAAAATAATGCTCCTTTCATAATTTGTTTGTCATCAAACAAAGCATAATGAAATGTAGATTTACAACCGTTTATAGATTTAGAATAATGCCAAGTTTCTATAAATATTTTGACTTGCAACCTATCTACTCGTTTTACCGACCAACCTTGGAGAGCCATTTAAAAAGGTGCTTCTTCTACCTCATTTTTATGAGCAACAGTTTCTTCATCATCCTTTACTCTAAGACTAACAGCAGTGTATTCATTGCCTTTATCTGATACTTTTTTCCAACCACCAAACTTGTACTGGACATTGTTCCAAGTGATTGGACCACCAATATCAGGACTTCTTTCAGATTTCTTTTCTTCGTTAAGATGCAACAAACCTGCGGAAACCATAAGCTCGTACTTATCTTCACCTTTAACTTTTGTTTTAACAATTGCAGAATAAATCTCCTCGCCATTTATTTGCATAGTTCCTTTGCGTATCACAGTAGAACCAGTCTCATGCCAAAGAAAACCTTTTAGCTCTTTATCATATTGCTTATCATCCATTTTTTTCTCCTATTAATTTATATTTAAACCCCTTACCACTTGTCCTGCGTTTCTTTTCTATAACTTCCCCAAAGGCAGGAAGTTTATATTTAAGTCTAGCAGGGTCTTTCCTCAAGTTGCGTATAGAAGCAGAAATAGACGGCTCTCCGTAAAACTGTCCTGTTTTCTGCTTGATAGCATCTTGTAGTTCCCAAAATGTCCAATATCTGCCGTCACGCATACAGAAATAGACACAATCATCTAATGTCAGCTTACTCATACAACTTTCTTAGAGTAAATATCTATTAGCTTCTCAAACGCCTGTAAGTCTCTATCGTTCGCAGGCAAATCATTGTAAATGCGTTCTATCTCACTTGAGTTAGCTTTAAATACATCTATGCACTCTTGATCTTCAGGATTAGCTAAAACCTTACGCAAGCCACCTATGTAAGCATGGGTGTCAGGAAAGGTTGCATATGGATGACCCTTTGCATTCTTAAGAACCAAAGATTCTTTAAGATCAGGTGCAGGTTGTTTGTTGTTTATGGCATTGTCTACCTCAAACCCACTTGCATACTCACCACCACCAAGACCACAGCAAGCCAAAGCACGACCTATTGCACTGGTACAGCAGTTCTCAAGAGCAGAGGTCTTGTTAACCATGCCCTGCGATCTAAATTCTTCAGCATAGTCATTGCCTATCTCACGCCATGTACCATCCACATAAACGCTTACAGTGGCTTGTACGACCACTCTTTCTAAGTCATTGTGGATAATCTTAGTCTGCACATTAGCATTGCTACCAAAGTGTTTTCTAAAGGTTTGTAACCGTTTATCTACGGTTGTGTAGAGCTTACCTTTGATATTAGTTTTATCACTATCAGCAAGGTTTGCTATTTCATTTATTGATTCAATCAATTTATCACTCATTTTATTCTCCATAGTTCTTTAGCAACCTGTATATCTGAATCTGACCACATCCAATGGGATAGGTCAGGATAGAACTGATCAACTAAAGAGTTAACATCATTATTCTGTAGAAGGTTCATTATTGCTAACGAAGCCTTATACACCTCATCTAATCTCATGCTTATGTCGTCTATTTCAAATGTGATGACCTCTGATTTGGTCTTGGTCACATAGATATAATCAGCATACGCATGATCTTTTTCTAATGCAGTAGCATAAATTGCTAGTTGCCTTTGAACTGGTGGAAGTAATGCAGGTGGTTTCTTTGCAGAAGTTTTAATGTCTCTAATGCAATCCTCATACTCTAAGTCTGTGTACCCTATTACTGAAACTGGTAAACCTACATCTATCTCTACTTTCTTCTGATAGCTTACTGGCTCGCCTAAGTGTTTATAGAAAGGCAATCCTATAGATAGATACTTCTCTATGTTGTTGTATTCTGTGTCTGCTTTCTCTTGATCAAACACCACGCCTTGACTCTGTTCGTAGATCATAAGCGATTTGAACTCAGCCTGTGCATCTTCTATAGATGTTTTGTTGCCTATGGCATGGTCTATGACCGTTCCTCTTAGCATGGCAGGGTTTGTGGGTGATTTATGTTTGGCACAATACCGAACAATAAACAATGGGGGGTTTTGTATGAACAGGTTTATAGAACTGGCTGAAAGATGTTCTATTTCAAATTCTTCAAATGGATTATTTTTCATCTATTAAATACCTCAATTTAAGCTTTCAATATATACGAAATGGAATTATAATCACATATTGGGTTTACTTCAACCCTTAATTTAACTTTAGGAGAAAACAAATGAAGCTCAAAGATTTTTTGCAAGAGAACAACTACACGCAAAATAAATTCATAGAAGCTGTGCATGAAAAAACAGGGCATAGGTTTTCTCAAGGCGGTCTTGCAAAGTACATCATTGGTGTTCGCATACCAAGAAAAAAAGAGATGGGAGTTATTCATAGCTTTACCAAAGGTGAAGTATCACCTAATGATTTTTATTTATAGACTCCAATCGTCTATATCGTATTGTCTTTCTATGAAGATGCGTTTTTCCATGTCATAAAAGAATTTAACCTGTCCAATCTTTCCATATAAATCCTGCTCTCTAATCTTGCGAGTGATTATGCTTGTAGAGTTATCATCAAAGTCTCTATGAACTGTTAGCACAGCATCAGACTGGTTGTGCCAATGTGCAGCTCCACTTATATCATATGCAGAGGGTGGCAAGTAAGAACCATCTTGTGACTTAGGCAACTTTGTTGGGTGAGCAACAACCCACATAGTTACCTCATAGTTTCTTGCAAAGCGTTTACAACTAGAGATGAAGTCTCTGATATGTTCATCCTCACGTTGATTGCCTTCTCGTTTTGCACTGACCTCATTGTATGGGTCTATGACTATGCCGTTGACTCCGTGTTTGTAAACACTGGACTTAGCTATGTCTATGATTAGGTCTATCTCAGGAACGGCATCCTTAGACTCAATAAAAAAGAAATGCTTATCAATAAAGCCCATAGCTTCTACCAACTCTGATCTGCTCATACGATTTCCAAAGCCTTCATCAAAAGCTTTCTGACAATACATCTGTGTCATTCTTCTGATGTGCATACTCGTTGAATGTTCAGGAGAAAAGATTGCAAACTTCCAACCTTGATTCTTGGCTAGGTTTAAAAGTATCTGATCTAATATTAATGACTTACCATGATTGGGTATGCCAGTAATCACATGAAAAGTACCAGTCATGATTTTATAAATGTTATCCAGTGAACCCATGCCGATCTCTACAGGCTTCTCATAGTTGCCCTCATACAGATCAATCAATTGATCAAAGTAGTCATGACCTTTATACAAACCGTTAATAGGATAAGGTATAGCATTGTCTATAAGTTCCTTGAGTTTGGTTGCACCATGTTTCATTAAAACCTCATTAGCATCCTTACATCCTTCAGGACACTTAACATACCAACAGCGATCTTTACCAAACCTGTGGAGCAGTTCTTTGTGTAGTGATCTACCTGCTGTGTCATTGTCAGTAAATATAATTATGTTCTTGGCAACAAGAGGTGAGTTGTCTAAAGCTTTGAACCTTGCATCATTGGGGTCAAACTTGGCTTCTTTTGGTGCACCATCAGGAAGCGTTGTGCTGTTCGTTATGCCACTCTCAAATAAACTGATGCAATCCATCTCACCTTCACAGAAAATGACCGTATCGCTTTTGTACACATTGTCATAGTTGTATAAGATGCGTTTAGCGTTAGGCGATTGTCTGAACTGTTTATCAACGGTTCTATATTTAACATTGACCAGTGAGCCGTGTTCATCAAAGTATTGAAATGCAATCCATGAGTTCTCGTTAAAGATTTTCATAGAGTCAACCGTTGATTTAGAAATGCCACGATCACCAAAGAACTTATACATGGAATTATCAGTAGACTTGGATTCAGGAACTACTGGAGTTTGATAGGTCTTAGGCTTAAAAGAATTAGAACCATCTCCTGACCCACCTCTAAACTCACAATGATGACAATTCCAAACCACAGTATTATTTTCTATGGTAACTGAGAGTGGATTATCTTTTGGATTGTGTGGGGGCTGACAGGAAGGACACTTTACTTTTTGATTACCTTCACCGTAATGTTTTAAATTTATTCTGTTGTCCATAAGGACTGTACTTATATCTTTCATTTTATTTCCTTACCCTGCGAGAGAGTTCAATGATTTTTTAACTATTGTTACTGTTGTATCTGCATCATCAAGATACCGTTTTTGATTTAACCATGTTGTGCAATGTGGTACAAACTTTAATTCCATTTTTTCATCTGCAACAAACTCTGCATAAGACTTTATCTTTTTCAAAAGTTCTTCATGGGATATATCCTTCAATGCAATCTTGTATTTTTGTGAAGATGCATACTTGTTTGTCTTGCGTGGATAGATTTTCCAAAACTCCTCAAAGAGTTCTTTAGTATTATCTTTAGTATCTTCTTTAGTATTGGGGGGTGGTGAGACAGGGGGGATGGTGGTCTCCTGACCCTGAGGGGTAGGGGTCTCCTCACCAGTGGGGGTCTGTAGACCCTGACCTAGATGTAAGGTGTATCGGTTTGATATGTTCCCACCATCTGCTTTGAATCTAGCCGTGATCTCAAGAAGGTCTTGTTGTGCAAACTCTTTAATAATCTTCCCTATGTGTTTAGGGTCTTTAATTCCTGCAAGTTGACCTATGTGCTGATAGCTTGGATAACAACTACCCTTCTCATCTGCGTAGTTGGCAAGGATGACTAAGACTAGTTTCTTGGTTGGAGTTAAGCCCTCTAGTTTGAGGGCTTTGTTTAATAACTCAATTGACATAAGACTGGATGTAAGAATTGCTATCGGATTCTAGGATTGCATCTACAATAGACTCATCATAGTTTGCTGACATCAAACAACATCTCACTCTTGTACCCAGCAATGTATAGCCTAAAGATTGAAGCCTATTAGTCTCGGCATCTATCTCATCATCCGACTTTGTGTAAGGACCTGTGCCATACTGACCTTCACCGTATCTATTCCAAGCACCCCAAGGGTTGCCAGTTTCAGGGTCAACCACATAGATTGTGAAAGCTGTGATGTGTTTAAGGTCGTTGGATTCTTTTTTCATTTTATCTCCTATTTAATTTAAAGAACTGAGCATAATTTATTTAATTAATTTATGCAACCCATAATGGTATTAATAATTCATTGACCAATCATCCAACTTGCCTTTCCTTTTTAACTCCAAACCTTCTTGGATTAAATGCCACCACTGTTGCCAAGTTTTAATTCTTGCCAACTGGTCATAATCATGTGGTGGTTTACCATCAATACAAACATACCTATCTGAAGTCGTATAGTAACCATCCCACGACCTTTCATCATAGACAAACTCATCATTCTCTTTCGCCCATTCCATGACTTTAAGTTCCCAGTCAATCTTCTCTTTATATCTTATAGGCAAAGGGTCAAGATATTTAGTAGTCCTCTTTTCTTCAGAGTGTGTTTTTTCATACTTAAGAATTTCTTTATTCACCTTAGCAAGGTTAGTATTAGCAAGTTTAAGTTTCTTACTCCAAGCCTTCTGTCGTTTAAGCATCCTTTCATATCGCTGAGCAACTTTGTTAATACGCTTTTTGACTTTGGGTTGTTCATTGGCACACCTAGACTTTTCCAAATAACCTTTCTCAAAAAAATGCTTAGTGCATCTCAACTCAATTAATGAGTGTTCAGCAGAGTGAGGTCTGTTGTTTGGATTAAGTTTGTAATCTAACCAATGAGACCAAAGGTGAACTATGTCTCCCCAACCTTTATCGCAGTTGATGGACACTACCCCCCTTCGCACCCATGTGTTTCTATTTCCTGAAACCTGCTTAATAGTTTTGTAAGGAAACTTAGTGCCAACTTCTTTTTTCCACAAAGCCTTAAGTAGATTCTTTGCAGTAGTAAAGTCAGCAGACTCTTTGCTTCTCTCAAAACGAATAGAGCATTTGTTCTCACGCCATAGGGCATTCACCTTTTCGTAATTAGCTAACGCTTCTCGTGATGTTCGCATTACGCCACCTTCTGAAAGTAATGATCATTAGACTGGCAGATAGAATCCCACTTGCTCCGTCTAATCCTTCTCCAAGACTTAGAGTTAAACAAGTAACTATCTGTGAAGTAGTCTTTAACATAGACCCACTTGTAACCGAGCCTGACTGCTCTAGTACCGATACCAATATTGATACCCTTGATACTATGTTGGATGGACATATTGTTGAACCTGTAGAGTTCAAACTTATGCTTGGTCTTTTTCAATTTATTTTTCATATTATTACCTTTTGGTTTTTAAGTTAAAAACCAATTGTAACCCAAGTTGGGTCTAATGTCAAATTGTGTGACAAAATGATTTTTAGGAATGTTTGGTTTTTATCCCAATTCGGTATAAAATTCTATGTTGGAAATATTAAAATGAGTATCTATCAATCAACATTATTTGAACAAGAAGAATCAATATTTGTTGCAGATTACAGCATTCGCAGAATCCAATATCAGGAAGCTTTACCTTTTATCTTAAATATTCATTACGCAAAGAGAGTACCAAGCATCAATTACGCATACGGTCTTTTTTTGCAACAAGAACTGGTTGGAATTGTGTCATATGGAATACCTGCATCTGCATCTTTATGTGAAGGAGTTGCAGGCAAGAACAATAAGCACCATGTCATAGAGTTAAATAGATTGGTTTTAAAACATAACAAAAAAAACGAAGCATCAATTCTTATAGGTGCATCTTTTAAATTACTACCCAAACCTAAGATCATAGTTTCCTATGCAGATACCAAAGAGAAACATTTAGGGGTTGTATATCAAGCAACAAACTTTATGTTTACTGGCACAACCAAAGAAAGAACAGACATGGCAGGTGCTGATGGCAAACACTCAAGACATCACTTAGGAGATGTAACCAAGAGAGTGCACAGAAGTGCAAAGCATAGATATATATATGTGATAGGTAACAAGAGAGATAAAAAGTTACTAACAAAACAGATCAATTATAAGGTTCAAGAATACCCAAAAATAAATTAGCTTTAATTTAATCTCAAAATGGAATATCATTGTTGCAGAAACATGATAGATACATGACAAATAAAAAAGCCAAAGTAAAAATCACAGATCAGATAAAGGATGCAATCCGTAATGAGTATGTGCAAGGCGTAGAGCTAGACACAGGCGAAAGAACTATGTTTACTCTTGATGAGTTAATTGCAAAATACAATGTTTCTTCTACCACAATCTATAGATTGTCTGCAAAAGACGGATGGAAAATGCAGAAAGAAGAATTTAGACATAAGCTTATTGCCGAGTTTGATGAGAAAAGACGAGAGCAGTTAGCAGAGGAAAGCATCAAGATTGATGAGCTTGCCTTAAAAATTTCCTATGAAATCTTTACCCATGTTCAGGGTTTAATAAAGTCAAATGACAAACCAAGTGGAATAGCATCATTATCACAAGCTGCAACCAATGCACAGAAGTTAGCAAAACTTGCATTGGGTGAAGCAACCCACAACATGAATCTAAATGCAAACATCCAAGAAACAGATGCCTTCAGAGAAGCTATGGAATTGCTTGACTCAGTTGCAGAGCAACGCAGAGAAAGCAACGATAAAGCTGTACACTGATTGGCTAAAGACTGCTAGAGCAAAACAAATAGAACCTTCTGATGAGCATAACATTTGGCTCATACTTGCAGGTCGTGGTTGGGGCAAGACAAGAACAGGTGCACAAGACATAGCACTGTATGCTTTAAGAAATCCTAATACCATATGTGCAGTAGTTGCTCCTACTCATGGTGACTTACGCAGAGTTTGTTTTGGCGGTAACAGTGGCTTGCTATCAATTATTCCTAAAGAATGTTATTCGTCTAGCGTAGATTACAAAGGCTACTCATCTAGTCTTTCAGAGATAAGATTATTTAATGGTTCAAAGATTGTTGGTTACGCAGCACAAGAACCTGAAAGGCTTAGAGGACCACAGTTTCATAGAGCTTGGTGTGATGAGATTGCAGCTTGGCGTTATCCTGAAGCTTTAGATCAATTAATGTTTGGACTGCGACTTGGAAACAATCCCAAGTGTGTCATTACGACTACACCTAAACCCAACAAGATGATTAAGAGTTTGGTAGAAAGAGATGATGTAATTGTTACTACTGGTTCTACTTTTGAGAACGAAGAAAATCTAGCACAGTCTGCTTTGGATATGCTTAAGCGTAGATATGAAGGCACAACTCTTGGCAGACAAGAGCTTTACGCAGAAATCATAGAAGAATTAGAAGGAGCTTTGTGGTCAAATAAGCTTATAGAAGAAGCAAGGTTGCATGAAGATACCGAGAAAGAGCTTACACAAATTATTGTTGCTATAGACCCTGCGGTCACAAACAATGAAGATTCAGACGAAACTGGTATAGTGGTAGTAGGCAAAGACCATAATAATGAGTATTATGTACTAGAAGATGCTTCAGGAAAGTACAGCCCTGACGGTTGGGCTAGAAAAGCTATCAATTGCTTTTATGAATGGGATGCAGATAGAATAGTAGCTGAAGTAAATAACGGTGGCGATTTGGTGGAAAGACTATTAAGGGGAATGGATGTAAACATTCCTTACAGGTCTGTAAGAGCTACGAGAGGTAAAATGGTAAGAGCCGAACCTGTCGCAGCACTTTATGAGCAAAGGCGTGTTCATCACATTGGTTATTTTCCTGAATTAGAATCACAGTTGTGTAGCTATACAGGAGAAACAAAACCTAGTCCTGACAGATTAGATGCTTTGGTTTGGGGTATATCCGAAATCAGCAGATCAAAAGGCGAAGTAAACTGGAGAATAAGCTAATGGCAGAACAAACATTTTTTCAAAGATTGTTTAACAGCAAACCTGTTGAGCAAAAAAATTCAAACATGATGGGTTACTTTGGTGTTGGCACTGAAGAAGCAAAGACCTACAAATATCAAGACCTAGCAAAAGAAGGCTATCTTAAAAACGCAATTGTTTATAGATGCGTGAATGAGATAAGCAAAGGTGCAAGTGCTGTGCCTTTTATGCTTAAAGCAGGTGATCAAATCATAGAAGAACATCCCTTGATTGATCTTCTTATGCGACCTAACCCATTGCAATCCTACAGTGAGTTCTTTAACAGTCTATTTGGATATGTGTTGTTAAGTGGTAATGCTTACATTCTTAAGACTGGTAGCGACATGGGTGCACCAAAAGAACTGCATCAATTAAGACCTGATCGCATAAACATTAAAGGTAGTGGCAAACCTATTCCTGAAAAATATGAATACATGGTGAATGGTAGAGTTGCTCATACTTATTTAATAGATCAAGAAAATGGTTTCAGCGAACTAAAACACGTCAAGCTATGGCATCCCCTAGATGATTACTATGGTCTTAGTCCGTTAAGTGCAGCAGCAGTTGAGGTAGATCAATTCAACATGGCTAGTAAGCACAACGTCAATCTTTTACAAAATGGTGCAAGACCGAGTGGTGCAGTCGTATTTAAACCACAAGATGATGCAGGCTTTGCAGTCAATTTAACAGAATCACAGAGACAACAATTACTCACAGACTTAAATAACAGATTTAGTGGTGCAGGTAATGCAGGCAGACCTATGTTATTAGAGGGAGACTTTGACTGGAAAGAAATGGGTCTTAGTCCCAAGGATATGGATTTTGCAACCTTAAAACATATGAGTGCCACAGACATTGCCTTATGTTTTGGCGTACCCAGTCAATTAGTAGGTGTTCCTGACAGTCAAACATATTCTAATGTTGCAGAAGCAAGACTTGCCCTTTATGAAGAAACAATTATTCCACACTTAAGAAAGATATCATCAGACCTTAACGAGTGGTTAGTACCATTGTTTGATGATCGTCTCACATTAGAGTTTGATATTGATTCTATCCCTGCTTTGTCAGAAAGAGTCAAGAGAACTTATGAGAATGTTACCTCTGCTGTAAGAGAAGGCATTATGACTCGGAATGAAGCTAGGGAACAACTAGGTTTAGAACCTGTTGATGGTGCTGATGACCTTTACATATCAGCTAATCTATTCCCCCTTACTGACGAAGGTGTAGAGAAGCCTGAGAACCCAATCAACGAAGAAGATTTAGAAGATTATGATGATGAAGAAACCGATAAGGAAATAGCTTTCTTATTAGAAGAAGAAAAGGCTTTGTCAGATATTAATACGATTCCTACCAGTGAAATGGCAGAAGAAGCTAAGAGAGGGCTTGAGCTTAGAAAAAAGTTCAATAGGGGCGGTACTGCTGTAGGTGTTGCTCGTGCAAATCAATTGGTTGCCAAAGAAAGGCTATCTATATCTACCGTTAAAAGAATGTACAGCTTCTTTAGTCGTCATGAGGTAGACAAACAAGGTCAGGGTTTCAGACAAGGCGAAGAAGGCTATCCAAGTGCAGGTAAGATCGCATGGTTACTTTGGGGCGGAGATTCAGGCTTTGCTTGGTCAAAAAGAAAACGCCAACAAATCATCACAGAAGAAGATAAAGAGTTTGCTCTACAAGACCATGTAGAGTCTAAAGAAGATGAAAAGGCTTTATCAGGCAAAGTAAAAGAAGCTCTTAAAGGCAAGGTAGAAGATCACAACGAAAAACACGGCAACAGCAAGACTAAAAGAGCTAACCTAAGAATGCTTGAAGCGGTCTTTAGAAGGGGTGTCGGAGCTTACAGAACCAACCCTTCAAGCGTAAGACCTAGTGTAAGCTCTCCTGATCAATGGGCATATGCAAGAGTTAATAGCTTCTTAAGAGCTTTATCGTCAGGCAAGTTCAGAGGTGGCAAGCATGACACTGATTTATTTCCTAAAGGGCATCCATTATCTAGCAAATGAGAAACAGCACTAAAAGGCTTAATGATTTTAGGCAAGGCAGAGTTAATTCAAGAGCAGAAGCAAGAAGGCAGTTAGTTTTAAGAAACAATTTAGAAAAAAGATTTTTTAGAAAGCTAAATACTCTTTTTAGAAAGTTTGTTAATGTTCATATGCACCTTTATAAACAGTATGGAATCTATGAGCCTACTGTTGCAGTCCAATCTTTAAACGAAGATTTTTTTCCACTGATACTGGCTCATTACAGAAGAACCTTTCAAGCTATTTATAAACTCAATGAAGATAAATACGAAATGATGCGTAAGGCTGATGAAGCCTTTGTGTTTGGTAGAAGCGTAGACTTTGAAGCTGTAGTCAATGAATATTTTACTGGCAGACAATTAATACTTTCAGGTATATCAGAGAGAATGGCAACAAGAATAAGCAGGCTAATAGAACAAGGCAGAGCAGATAATCTTACATTGCCACAGATAGCTAAAAGCGTATCAGATAAGTTCTTACCAATCAGCAGAAGCCGTGCAGCACTTATAGCAAGAACTGAAACACATAGCGCAGCTTCTTTTGCAAATCATGCCTATCATGCAACCGTTGAGAAAGACTTAGGTGTAAAGATGTTAAAGAAGTGGGTAGCAACAAATGATGCAAGAACAAGGTCAACACATTCACAAGCAAACGGACAAACGGTAGATATGGCAGAGGACTTTATTGTTGGTGGAGTTCCAATGGGATTTGCAGGTGATTCTAAAGGTGGTGCAAAAAATGTTATTAATTGCAGATGCGTAATTGTCTACGCTGATGAAAGGGATATGACCTAATCAGTCCAGTCATACCCCCTAGTAAATCCAAGAGTACCCTTAGTTCTATTAAGACTAGACCAATGAACGGCAAATGCTTTGCTTAAAACTACAGGGTCAATCCAAATCTCTTGATCAAAGATAGACTCAGGCTTTTCAAAATAATCTTTGCTCCACGATCTTCTAAGCCTTGCAGAGATGATTGTGTTGTAAGAAATATGAGCTAAATTAATTTCTTTTATAGTGTAGCTGTCATCAAAGATGATTGACTCACAGAAATCCAATGCTTGCTCTAATGTAGTGCCATCCTCGCAGACCCCATCTAAGATGAGGTCTTTGAGTTCCTTAAGTGTGAATAAGGTATTCATTTTTGCACCTTTTCTTTTTTTCTTGCTCTTAATACAAGGGCAATTATTTTGTCATGCAACTTGTCAGCTTTATCATAATCATCACACATAAAGTATTCGCATTTATCATTTGGATTAATATATTCTTTTGCATCAGTGGGTATGCCAGTGAAGTTAAGCTCTAACAGACTGCTTAAAATCTCAAGTTCCTCATGTGTAAACTCAAGACTCTTAGCCTTTTGTCTTTTGCACATAGCAACAAAGTTTTTTTGTGCTGTTTTTTTATCAACAGCTTGTGTAGTCCATCCAGTATATTCACCTTCTGTTACTCGGTAGGTTTGTTTTTTCATTTTATTTTATCCTGCTCTGTGAGCATAAATTTATTTTGAAGAATATAAACTTACCCTAGAAGTTCCTCTAGGGCTTTTTTACCAACCTTCTTACCATCAACATATGTGTATGAAGCATACTTTTTATAAGTCCTGTTTCTCTTGCATACAACTTTTAAGATTTTGCCGTTGATTTCTTTTTCAGCTTCACCTTCCCAAATATAGTAAACAGTTCTCTTAATTACTCTGCCCCATCTATCTTCTGTTTTAACAGTAGGAACTTCATTTACAATGTCAGCAGATGCGATCTCAGATAATTCTTTTACAACTTTGCTTACAAGATTAGATTCAATTAAAGGCTTACCATAAAACTTTTCTATAAGCTCTTGTAAAAAATACTTATGACCTTCTGCTTGATCTTTAATGTTTTTTAATCTTCTAGCTCTAGTTTCTCTCCAACTTTGAAGATACCTAGCAGGAGTTTTGTAATCAACCTCATCACAAATAAGTCTAAATTCATCAAATGTAAAAGCAACACTTGTATAGCCTTGCTCTACATATTTTTTGTATCTGCTTCTCATATAGTCTTGCGGTGATAGTTTTAAATCATTAAGAGCATCATATGAGTGAAACATATTATAGATACTAGGTAATTCAACAAACTTTCCGTCTAACTTATATCCATATACAGTCTCAGGAAACCAATCGTTAACAGAATCTAAAGATGATTGTAGACTAGCTATTTTCTTATCTAGAGAAGCGATAGTTTTGTCAGCTAAAGTTCTATCTAGTTGAATAGGTAAGTTATCAGCACCGCTACATACACCGTTAAAAAATCCCCAAGAAACATCATAGCCATGTTTAGCTAATCCATTATGAGAGTTATCAACAGCGTGCATATTACCGCAAACCTGACAATGACCTTTGTGTGTGTGAGTTGTTTTCATTTTATTTCTCCTTGCCCTAAGGGCATCAATTTATTTTATACAGTAATTATAAACCCAAAACGACATATAGTGCAACAATTAATTTAATTAATTTATTACAACTATATCTTGTGCTTATATTACCCTTTATGTACTATATGTAGAATATGCCTATTCCAAAACCTAATCGTTCTGAAAGTAGGCAGAACTTTTTAAAAAGATGTATGGGAGATGACACTATGACGAGTGAGTATACCGACACAGATCAACGCCTAGCCGTCTGTACCAATGAGTACGATTCTAACAAAGAAGATTCTATTGAGAATGATGAAAAGCACATAAGAGCAGTAGAAGAAACTGATGACTCTTATATCATTGAGTTTGGCAAATCTAAGCCTGACTCAGAAGAAACTGTTGATGAGATGAACTCTGAGAAAGAAGTAGAGAAAGAATCTATTGAAATCAAATCAAGCATTAAAGCTTATGACAACGAAGATGAAGATAAAAACTATGGCACATTTGAAGGCTATGGTTCTGTCTTTGGCAATAAAGACTTAGGCAATGATGTTATTGAAGCAGGTGCATTTGCCAAATCATTAAAGAAAAGAAAACCACAAAATGTAAAACTCTTATATCAACACAAGTCAGATATGCCTATCGGTGTGTTTGATGAGATTAGAGAAGATGATCATGGTCTTGTGGTCAAAGGTAGACTGGCTCTTAAAACACAAGCAGGAGCAGAAGCCTATGAATTATTAAAGATGGGAGCTTTAGACGGTTTATCAATCGGCTTTAGAGTAAACCCACAACAAGTTTCATATGATAAGCGTGGTGGTAAACGAATTATCAAAGAAGTAGATTTAATGGAAGTGTCGTTAGTAACCTTTCCCATGAACCCTCAGGCAACTGTTCGTTCTGTGAAAGGCGAAGAAATTTCTATTAGGGAATGGGAGAACGGATTGCGTGATGCTTTCAGTCTGTCTCGTTCAGAAGCAAAAGTTGCTGCAAAGGCAGTAACTAAGTGTTTTGATCAACGAGAGGTTGATGAAAGTGCAGAATTGGTAGATGCCATAAAAGAACTAACTTTAACCTTAAAAACTTAATAGGAGTAAATTATGTCGGAAGATATAAAGAACGCTATTCAAGACTTAGGTCAAACTTTCAACGAATTTAAGAAAGTCAATGATGAAAGACTTGAACAAATTGAGAAAGGCGAAAGCACAGCATATAACGAAGAAAAACTAGCTAAACTAGAAGCCAAATTGGCTTCTTTTGAAGAAGTTAATCAGAAGTTAACACTTGCTGAGCAAAACGCTGAACAAATCAAGGAGCAAGTTTCCAAGATTGAGACCATGGTCACTAGACCTGACTCAGGCTTTGAATCTAAGCAAGTTGATGAGTATCTCAATGCTTTTGATAGATATTGCAGGAAAGGACTTGACGGTCTGCAACCTGATGAAAAGAAAGCATTAACTGTCAGCAATGACTCAACAGGCGGATATTTAGCACCACCTGAGTATGTGAGAGAATTGTTAAAAACAATTACTGAAATCTCACCTATCAGAAGTATTGCTAGAGTTCGTTCCACAGGTGCTAGAAGCATCCAAATCCCAAAAAGAGATGGACAATT